CAGGATACCTAACAAATATTACATCACAACCTATTAGCAATCTATCTAATGTAAGTAATGCTGCTCCATCTGATGGACAAGCATTAGTTTGGAATGCATCTGGAAGCACTTGGCAACCAGGAACTGTATCTGGTGGAGGTGGTGGTGGATCTTCTAATGTTCCTACACAAGATGATGCTCCATCTAGTCCTACTGATGGTGATCTCTGGTGGGAAAGTGACACTGCAAAACTAAAAGTATATTATGATGATGGCAATACAGCACAGTGGGTAGATGCTTCTCCTGCAGGAGGCGGCGGCGCTTCAAATGTTAGTGGATTAAGTGATGTCAGTCTTACTAGTCCCCAGGATGGTGATATCCTGCGCTATAATGCGGGTACATCTGAATGGGTTAATACTGCTAATAATGTTAGCACTCTTAATACTGCTTACTTTGGCGTTGGAGATCCTGGTACTGGTACTCCAAGTATTGTACAAATTGAAGGACTGGGAGCAGGAGGAGCATTAGAATTATCTAATGGTGGATCTCCAGTTGCTATTTCTTTTGACTTCAATACTGGAACAGCAGGACAAGTAATCACTGCAACAGGAAATGATGGGTTTGGAAATGCAACTGGTGCTACATGGAGTGATGCACCTGCTCCTAGTGCATCTGTTTATTTCGATATCAGTGGAGGTACAGGTACAGGATATATTCTTGATGGTGGTGGATTTTCTAACACTGCATCAAATCCAACAATCTATGTTTATCGTGGATTTACTTACAGTTTTAACAACACTACTGGTTCAAGTCACCCATTTGCTTTGAGGCAGACAAGTGGCGGAACTGCTGTATCTGGAGTAACTGGATCTCAGACTGGTGAACAGTTCTGGACTGTGCCTATGAGTCTTGCAGCAGGAACAACATATGTCTATCAATGCACGATTCACTCTGCAATGGTTGGTAATATTGTAGTAGTTTGAAGTCATTGAAATAAATAACCTCGAAGGAGTAAGGTAAAAAATGGCAATCGATTTTCCCGCAGCTCCAAGTTTAAATGATACCTTTGTTGCTGGTGGCATAACTTGGAGTTGGGACGGAACATCATGGAAGACCGCTATAGTTGGCGGTGGTGGTGGAGGGACCAGTTATGACGATACTAATGCTAGATCTGCAGTTAGTGCATTTAACACTACACCATCTGGTGGAGGATCAATAGCATATAATAATAGCACTGGAGAATTTACATTTACTCCACCTGATCTTAGTGGATATGCTAATGTTAATGCATTTACTGCTACGAAAGCAGGAACTTCATCTGGTAATGGTAACTTCACATATAATAATGCTGGCACTTTTGTCTATACTCCACCTGATTTGTCAGGATATTTGACATCGGAGAATGATACTCTTGCTAGTGTAACCTCCAGAGGTTCAGTTACCACTAGCAATGTTACTGTTAATGATCTGGAGGTTAGTGGCAATCTAACGGTTCAGGGATCGACAACTCAGTTAGGAACTTACACTGTTTCTGCAGACGAGATTGTCATTCTCGATGGAACTTCAGGAGCACCAACACAAGATGCATTTCTGAGAATCGATCGTGGAACTAGTACAGATGTTTCGTTAAAGTGGAATGAAACTTCTGATAATTGGCAGTTCACAAATGACGGAACTAACTATCTAAACCTCAACCAATATTCTATTGGTGGATCTAACAACACTAGTAATCAAGCAATTCTTTCTTTAACTGGAAGTGATACTAGTGCATCTACAGTTGAGTTTGGTGGTTCTGGTGGTACTACTGTCTCTTGGGATGGACCTTCTAGTAAAGTCACTATCACTAGCACTGCACCAGTTAATGCTGATTGGAATGCTACAACTGGATTAGCACAAATCCTCAACAAACCATCTATTCCAACAGCATATACATTACCTATTGCTACTGCTGCTGATCTTGGTGGTATCAAGGTTGGTGCTAACTTATCAATCAATCCTTCTACTGGTGTTCTGGATGCAAACCCAGGATCATATACATTACCAGCAGCAACTACCACTACACTAGGTGGTATCAAAATTGGTTCTGGTTTAACTATCGATGGCAATGGTGTTGTTGATGTTAATGTTGGTGGTGGAAACACTCTTGCAAGTAGACAACCACTGCAAGCAACCACTGCTTCCATTGCTGATGACACCCGCGTAGATCTAAATATTACTGGATACAAAACATACGCATTACTTTCTATTGCAACTACCGCAGCTGCTTGGGTTCGAGTTTACACAACTGCTGAAGCAAGAACTGCTGATGTAAATAGAAGCGAAGGAAATGACCCTGGTCCTGGATCAGGTGTCATCGCTGAAGTGAGAACAACTGGTGCTGAAACAGTGAATGTTTCTCCTGGTGTTCTTGGATATAATGGCAACGCAATCCCAACAACAGCAACATATCTTTCTGTTACTAATCGTAGTGGCAGTAGTGTAGCAATTACAGTAACCCTTACAGCAGTCAAACTAGAGGTATAAAATGGCAGTAGTCAAGAATGAATATCCAGTAAACGGTGGAAACACTGGATGGTCAAGATCGGATGTGATCTCTGCCATGGAGAATGCTTTCTCTGGTTTGGATGGCGGTGCTGGTTGGCATAGTGGAACTGCTAAGAACGGAGTACCAACAACATGTTTTGCATCTGGAAACACGGGAGCTCCCAATGCAACGAATCCTAGTAATTCTAATTGGCAGTATTCAGCACAAGCTGCAACTCAACCAAATTACAGAGCTTACAGATATTTTACTGTAACAAATAGTGGATCTGGTGCATATAATATTAAGAGAAGAAGTAGGAGCGATAACTACATTTGGAGCGATTCACAGAGTGGGTTGGAAAGTGCAGTTAGGTTTTATGATCATGAGTTAAACACAGGTGATGCAGTTGTATGGAACAGAACTGATGTTCCAGAATTAACTCAAGGACAAACATACTATGTTATCTCCACTGGAACTGAAGATACTTTTCAGATTGCAACTAGTCCTACGAATGCAACTAATGGTGTAAGAGTTACATTCCCAGTTAATTACAATATTGGAACTGATAGTGATGGTGCTTGGCTTGTAGAGTTAGGAAATAATCCAACGATTACTTGTAGACAAGGAGATAGACTTTACTTTATGCTAGATGCATCTGGACATCCTTTCTATGTTCAGGACACAGTTGGTGCATATGATGCCAATAGAGTTATTAATAATACAAATTTTAATGACCAAAGTTACAGAGACTTCCCTTCTAATCAAGGTATTGAGACAGGAGGTTCATTTCAATGGGAACTTGATGTATGGGAGCAGGGAGATTATTATTATGTCTGTCAGTTACACTCTAGTATGAATGGAATCATTAGAGTGTTGCCATCACAAGCAGGATATTATGATTATTACACCGCTCCATATTGGGACTACACAGTTTCTGGTGCAAGTGTCGGTGCTGGCAGAACAGATTTGCAACTTAGAATTAGAAGATATGGTTTACAATCTTCATATGTGGGTCACATATTAGGAATTGAAATTTTAAATGAAGCAGAAGGATGGCAAAACGATGATGCATTTACGATCCCTGGTGGATCTATTGGTGGAGCATCTCCTGCTAATGATGTTAGTTTTGGTGTAAACAGTAGAACTACACAACAACAAAATGATAGAACAGGTGTTGCAAGTATTATAGTTACTGATGTTGGTGGAAATGGTAACGGTGGTTTCTATCAAAGACTTGGTACTAATTCACAACCAGGAGCAATTTTAAGAATTGAAAGTGATGCAAACAAAACATATGGTGCCACATATTATGGGTTTAGAATTGATAGTAATTATCAAATGCATATTGGATCTGGAAGTGACTGGAGATTCTTAGGATATGATCCTGGTTCTTCTACTATGACTCGCAATGGTGTATTTGATGGTGAAAGAGGAATGGATTACAGTAATGCATTCAGTAGTCCTCCATCTATGAATGATGATGACACTCACTACGCGCATTATAGTTTTACTACATCATCAACGCCAACCTCGTATCCTTTAAAGATTGTTACTTATCAAGCACAATCTCCACAAGATACCAACTTTGTTGTACTGAATTTTGTTTATACAATTAATGGAATTGATACCACTGCATTTACATTTACACCATTAAAGGGAACTAATATTGGTAATGGTATTTGGGATTTAGATAATGTCTGGAATGGATGTTATTTAACATATGGATATCCTACAACGGAAGCTGTTTCAATTAGAGTTCGTACACCTAATGAAAGATATTATAGTGAAGAGCAGCAACAGGGTTATGGAATTAGAAGAGAAGCATTCTATGGATACTTTAGAGATGCCGAAGATGAGTACACTGATGTCTGGACTTCGAGTTACCTTAATAACATTTATAGAGTTGCAGGTGATAACAGTTCGTATATTTGTGGGTACTATAGAAATAGCACCTATGATGATTACACTGTGAACTTCCAAAATAGCACTTATGGAAATAGAAATGATGCTATTACAACATACAGAGTAAACTCTGGTGCAGATTACTATAGACCATTCAAAGGTCTTCCAATCAATCAAAACATGATGCCTTGTCCATATTATCTACCTGATGATTATGTTATGATTCAGTTTGCAGTTACTCCTGGTGCTACTGCATTTAGACCTGGAGATACAATTACTGTTAGTGGCAGTGAAGTTTATGAAATTATCAGAGTTTCTTACAGCACAAATGAACTTGGTTTAGATAACATCAATAATAATACTTCTAAAGGTATTGCATTCTGTGCGAGGACAACCTGATGGCAAATTTTAATTTGGGATTATCTTCTGCTGTATTTTTTAGAAGTGCAGCAGGAACATTTCAACCAACTACAACAAACCCTGTAATCAATCCTACCTTTACTGGTGAAACACGGGTGTATGGTACAGTAGTATCATTAGATAATTCTTTCTCTGGACTGGGATCTGCATATGATTTTGAAAGTCCTGGACGCCCTGGTAGTGGACAACTATATCCTAGGGGCAATCAGTAAGAGGCATAAATAAACCTGAGCACTAGTATCTATTGGCAAGTTAAATGGCTGATCGTTTTCCGTTAATTGTTAACGCCGTATCAAAAAAGATTGAAGAAATTGTCTCGGGTGACAATTTAGAACTCACGGGCAATGGTATTGTCATCAGTGGTGACCTAGGTGCTGGCAAGTATTTGTATAGTGATGGATCAACTGTATTCTGGAATTCGCCTGGTGATGTCTACTTAACACAAACACAGACATTAACAAATAAGACCATTGAGAGTTCCATAATCTCTGGTTCTAATAATACTATTACTAATATCGCGAACAGTGCTCTTGTTAACTCTGGTATTAGTGTAAACGGTGTAACAATTCCTCTTGGTGGATCTGTTAGCACTCCAGATAACAATACTACTTACACCATTTCTGCTCAAGATGGTGTAGCAGCAACAGAAAAAATTATTAGACTTTCTGATAATGCTGGAGTAAATGCGGAAGTTACTCTTGCAGTTGGACCTCCTGCATCTATCCCAGCAGGACAAAAAGCAGTCAGTCTTTCCATTGATAGGACTGGTAACCTTGTAACTCTATCTGCAACAGCAGAAGATGATGACACAATTACTACATTACAAGCAGCAACTGGTGGTACAGCACAGACAGGTGCTATGGTTATTGCTGCATCTGGATCATCCACTGTTTCACAGGATGCTGCAACCAGAACTATTACAATCGATTCCTCCTATGTGGATACGATTACTAGACTTCGAGCAACTACAGGTCAGGTATTTTCCTCTGGAGATTTTACATTCTTAGCTACTGGTGCTAGTACAGTAACTCAAGGTGTTGACGGAAATGGTGATGCTACAATTACTGTAGATTCTACTGACACTATTACCAGTATCAAAGGTGGCAGCACTGGTGTTGCAACAACTGGAGCGGTAACTTTTCTTGGTGGAACTAATGTAACTGTATCTCAGTCGGGAACAGATGTAACTATCGATAGTGTTGATACAAATACAGTAACCAGACTTGCGTCAGGATCTAATAGTGTTCAGGCAGGTGACTTCTTATTCACTTCATCTGGTGCTACAAATATTACGCAGTCTACCAATGCTGGTGTAACTACTATTGAAATTAGTTCTACAAACACTGATACTGGTGCATCTCTTACTGCTGGTTCTGGTTTAACATTAACAAACGGAACAGAATATTCAATCAAGAATGCTGCTAACCTGACAGGAAACACTCTGGTTAAATGGGATTCTGGTAACTCGCAACTAGCAGATAGTATTATTACTGATGATGGATCTGCTGTAACGATTGGTGGTGACTTGATTGTTCAGGGAACACAAACTGTTCTGGAAACAACGGTACTACAAGTCTCTGACAATGAAATTGAACTTAGAAAAGGTAACGGACTAGTAGGTTCTGACGGTGGTATCAGACTTAACAGAACATCCAATCCTGGTAATGGAAACATTACTTCATTCACTTCTTTACAATGGTATGAGTCTGGTGGTTACTGGAGAGTCTTTGATGGTTCTGTTGATAGAAGACTTGTAACAGAAAATGAGACTCAGATTCTTACTAACAAAACTCTAAACTCCCCAACACTTAATAATCCTAGTATTGGTGCAGCAACTGCAACTAGCATCAACGGTCTTGATATTACTAGCACTGCATCTGCAACACTCACTGTTGCTTCTGCAAAAACATTAGAAGTTCAGAGAGATCTCGTTCTTACATCAGATAATAGTGCTTCATCTATTACTACAAACCTGAGACAGGGTGGTAATGTAGCATATACATCTGATACTCTCGCATCGTTTGCTGCTACTACAGCAACACAGATTCGTGGTGTTATCACAGAGACTACTGGTACTGGAGACCTTGTTTTCGCAACAAATCCTATCCTTGAGACGGGACTGAGAACATCTTCTAGTGGTTTCAATCTAGTTAACTCTGGTGCAACAAACATTCAATTTGGTGGTGCAGCAACAGTAATTGATATTGGTGCTGATACTGGTACTACAACAATTAGACACGATTTAGTTGTAGAAGATGACTTAACTGTTGGTGCTACATCTGGTGATAACTTTACATGTAATGCCACATTCAACTCTGCTAATGCTGACATTCAAATCCGTGGTGGGGCAACTGACCCAATGCGAGTTGGTAGAGGTGTTGGTGCAGTTAATACTAATACTGTCCTGGGTGTCCGTGGACTAAACAGTGTTACTTCTGGATCTCAAAATACCTCTATTGGATTTGAATCTCTGTTAACAGTAAATGCGGGTGCAGCGAATACCGCAATTGGTAATAGAGTATTGAGAGCAACTGGAGTTGGCGATAAGAATGTTGGCATCGGTAGTGATGTCATGCTGGTCAACCTTTCTGGTTCTAAGAATGTTGGTATCGGTAACAATTCTCTGGAGACATTATCTACTGGAGATGCCAATGTTTGTATTGGACACTATGCAGGTTACGGTGCTCTTGGAACAGGTAATGTTATCATCGGTCCTGCTGATGACGAGAACTCTACAAACGCAACATTCCAACCACCTAATGTATCTGGTAACAGACAATTAGTTATTGGTTCTGGTACTGAGTATTGGATTCAAGGTGACTCTACATTCAATGTTACATTGAACAATAATGTGACAGTAAACAATGACATGACAGTCAGAGGTGACTTGACAGTTGAGGGTGTCACTACCAGTGTTGAGTCAAACATTGTTCAGATTGCTGACAAGAACATTGAACTTGCTTCTGTTGTTAGTACAACATTCAGTGCAGTTTGTGTTGATGGAACACCTAACCTAACTGGTGTCACTCCTACATCTGGATTGATTCCTGGAATGGAAGTCACCACTGGTCAGGTTGGTATTACTATCCCAGCAAATACTGTAATCCAAAGCATCACTGGCAACGCAATTGTTCTTAGTGCTAACATTGTTGGTAGTGGTACTGTTACATTTAATGGTATTGGTCCTAGTGATCTCTCAGCTGATGGAGGCGGACTTACCGTTAAGGGTGGCACAGACAAGACCTTCCAGTGGAGAGGTATTGATGGTGGTGTTACTTACAATGCTTGGACATCATCTGAGAATATGGATCTTGTCACTGGTAAGAAGTTTAGAATTGGTAGCACAGACATTGCAAGTGAGACACAGATTGGTCCAGCAACAGGAACACTTTCTCTAGGTGGTGGTGTAACAACATCTTCATTGACTTCACTTGGTACTCTTACTGCACTTAATGTTGCTGGAAATGCTAATATTGAGGGTGGAGGTGCTCCAAATCTTCTAGTTAAAGTAACCAACACCCAAGCAACTAACACAAACAAAGCATTTACAATCAATAATAACGATCAAACATCTGGTTTGGATATCTCTTACAGAGGTGAAATTTTACCTAAAGCAGATGATGATGTAAACTTAGGTGGTCCTTCTAATCGCTGGGCAAACATCTACTCTGCTGACCTTCAATTATCTAATGAAGGTAAGACTAATGATGTAGATGGAACTTGGGGTAGTTACACAATCCAAGAGGGTGAGGAAGACCTCTTCCTAATAAATAGAAGAAACGGTAAGAAGTATAAGTTCAACCTTACGGAGGTTCAGTGATGCCAGTACAAGTAGGCACTACAACTGGAACTATTTTTGAGGGAGATAGAACAAAACTTCCTACTGGAACAACTGATCCTTCTACTGCTGAGGCAGGAGATCTGTTTTATAATACTGATACAAACAAAATCAGAATCTATGATGGTTCTGCCTGGTCCGATTTAAACTAAGAGAGATATGTCACCACTAATCGTTGGAAGTAATAGTGAAGGTAGCGAGGGTAGATCCGATAGACTAGGATTGCCTGTAGGCACATCGGATCCTGGTACAGGAGAAGCTGGTGATCTGTATTATAAAACGGACACTAATAAGATTAGATATCATGATGGAACTCAGTGGAACGACCTAACTTCTGGAGGCAATGGTGGTAATGGCAATGGTGGTAATGGCGGAGGCAGCGGCACTTACTCTATTAACAATTCTCTTCGTTTTAACAGTGCTGATTCAGCTCACTTAACGAAATCCATTGGAAATATCACGACCTTTACATTCTCTTATTGGATGAAGCGTCATGGTGAAGCTCGTGATGATACTTTTGTCACTGAGAGTTCTACTGGATTCTTTTATTATGTTGACACCGATAGTAAAATTAAAATTAATACCAACAGTGGTAATATTTTTGAATCTAATGGTATCTACCGTGACCCTTCGGCATGGTATCATATCGTAATATCCAATACTGGATCACACTTTAACCTCTTTGTGAATGGAGTTCGTGATAAAACCGTTGCTGTAGCTACACAACTTTATAACGGCAATCTTTTAATTGGTAGAGACAGAACATCAAACCCTTCTGCACATGCTGATTTTAATTTAGCTGATATACAATTTGTAGATGGATTAGCACTCGGACCTGCAAGTTTTGGTGAAACTGATACTTATGGGTGCTGGCAACCTAAAGAATTCACAGGAACCAGTGTAAATGATGGAACCACTTGGAGTAATTCTTCATCCGATCCATATAGTGTTAAGCAAGGTGGTAATGCTAGTGCTTTGTTTGCTGGTAATCTTACTTCTGGTGGTATAACACTTTCGCAAAGCAACACTAATTACTATGTTGCTCTTGACGGAGTTAATATTACTTGCCATAAGCAAGTTTCATTCTGGAGTGGTAATGGTGCTAGCACTGCTACAATGAGAATCAATGGTAATGATGCTCTTAAAGTAGAAGCAACATCCACAACAGTTGGTTGGTGGACTCTTGACTTTACTGGAACAATTACTAAGATTGAACTTGGTTATCTTGGTGGTAGTGGAAGTAGTAACACTTACTATGCTCTAGCTGTTGATGGACAAATCCTTAGGGATGGAGTTACAGAAACTCACGCTTATGGATCTGGAGGCTTCCACTTAGATTTTGCAAACGGTGGTACTGATGTCAGTCCTAATACAAATAATTTTACTGTAAATAATATACAATCTAATTCTGATGCAACTATCAGCAGTTTTGATGGTCATCATGATGGTACTAACCTTAATGCAACCACTCCAGTTACATCTATTACTGGTACTGGTGGTTATAGTGCATACGCATTTTTTAGTCTTACAAATAACACGGGACAGCATACTTTCTATCACCAAGCAAACAACTCCACATCAACTTGGTTCTTCTCAGATTCTGGACATACATATCAAGGAACCCACTCCACTCAACAAAACAATAATACATTAGGTTATAGAAATGGTGGACAAGAATATGAAAATCATCTGTCAACACATGGAACCTTTGCAACAGCAAACGGAACAACATCTGGTTATGTAAACTCTCCTGGTTCGTCAGATCCTGGAGGTCCTGGTGGTATTAATAGTGGCACAGCAAATGGACTCAATACTACTAATGCAAATAATATCTGGAAGTTTGTTGTAGACATGACAAACCATAAAGTCTGGATTGATCCTGGAACTGGTACTTATGCAGGTGGTGGAGATCCAGCAACACCTTCTTCTACCGCAACATTTCTAATTCCATCTGGCGATCTAAAGTTTTGGTCCGTACCATATGCATCTGGCAATACGAATACTATCTATGGTGGCGATGATTTACACAAAGATTCTCCTACCAATGGCACAGCATCTGAGGGTGCTGATCCTGGTGGATCTATCGTGGGTAATTATGCTACACTACACCCACTGATGAATGGACAGACTCTTTCTAATGGCAACTTAGATGTTGTTGGCACAAGTAGTTGGCAGAGATCAATTAGCACTATTGCAATGTCAACTGGCAAGTGGTACTGGGAGTACGAACTCACTGCTAGTGATGAACATTTAATTGGTGTTGGTCCTCTTGACATGCAGATGTCTGGAAACTTAGGTGCTGGATCTCCTCCTGGTTCGGGTTATGGAACTGAATTAGGTTTCGTCAACGGAACTGGTGCTAACGGTTCGTGGACTAATACTGGTGCATCGGGAGCAGGTGATTGTATTGGTATAGCATTTGATGCTGACAATGGCAACATGTATGTTTATAAAAACGGATTAACTCTTAATGGTGGTATCGCTTCTCATACTGGATTGACAGACGGTCCTTACTATGCAGTATTCAGTTTGAATGGCAACACTAGGTCTGGTAGAGTAAACTTTGGACAGAATAAATTTAAGTATGCTGCTCCCACAGGATATAAGAGTTTAAATACAGCAAATTTAACTGATTCAGCAGTTCTTGATTCCCAGTCTGTATTCACAGTAAGAACTTACACTGGTAATTCTGGTGATGGACTATCAACAACTAAGGAAATCTTGACTGGGTTTAGTCCAGACATGGTGTTAATTAAAGACAGAGATGGTACAAACTCATTCCATTTGTTTGACACAGTTAGGGGACCTGGACTAAGACTCCTTCCTAACCAAGATTCCGCTGCTGAAAGCACTGCCAACGACACTCTTACTACTTTTAGTGGTTCAGATGGATTTACTCTTAACGGAAACAACGCAGTAAATGATGATGGTATAGATTACTGTGCATGGATTTGGGATGCTTCAGAAGCTAACACTAGTCCATCTGGTGGATCCATATCATCTACCTGTAGAGTCAACGCAACCGCTGGCATATCCGTGGTTTCCTACTCGGGAACTGGTACTGCTGGAACGGTAGCTCATGGTCTCGGGAAAAAACCACAGATGATCTGGGTAAAGAGAAGAAATGATACGACTGATTGGGAGGTTTACGCTGAAGCAGAAGGCGCAACTAAGTATGGTAAGCTTAATAAGAATGATGTTTGGACTGCAGCAGGTGGTACTAGTCGTTTCAATGATACTGAACCAACTGGTACAGTATTTTCTGTTGGTGACAGTAATAATGTAAATAATTCTTCTGGTACATACATCGCTTACTGTTTCACATCGATTGAAGGGCATTCTCGGGTAGGGTCATTTTCTGGAAATGGTGCAAATGATAATGTTTTTGTGTGGACAGGATTCCAACCCAAATTTATTATGACACGGTATACAACAACAGCAGGCGACTGGGTAATTCTTGATACTTCACGCCGTGTAAATGGTGAAGCAGGTGGAACACTTACACTTAATGAAAACAATGACGAGGATAATTACTATACCAGTAGTCAAGTTGGTTTTTCTTTCTTAAGTAATGGTTTCAAGGTTCGTCATAACGGTTCTCCTATGGGAGATAGTGGACGCACGGTAGTGTATATCGCTTTTGCAGAAGATCCATTCAAAAAAGCTCGTGCTTTCCCATGTTTACCTCCAACACCTGGATCTAGATAAATAGAGCTGCCTCATAATTTATCTCATGGCACAAACTCCTGCAAAGGAGGAAGCAAAGAAGAATAGATTTGACTGGGCAGACGAAGGTCTGTCAGCATTGGTGCGTGTTGTTATTTTGTCTTGGTCTGCAGCAATTCTTACACTTAATTATGTAACTGTTCCTGGTATTCCTCAGCGACAAATCGATCCAACTTTCATAGCCAGTGTCTTCACAACGACTTTAGCCACCTTCGGGGTCCAGACAGGCAAAAAGAAAGAAGAAAAACCTAAAGAGGAGGAAAAGAAAGATGCAAAAGTTGATTAATGTATTGGCAGTCCTGTCATTTTTAGGAACTGCAAGCATCATCGGTGGTGGTACTTATGTTTATCTAAACAGAGAAGCACTCGCTGAGAATGTAAAAGAAAAGGTAGCTAAGGCAGCAACAGAAGCAATTGCTGGTGCTCTTCCTGGTATGCTGGATGCAGCAACACCTAAGTTGCCTGAAGCAACTGGTCCTGCTATCCCATCATTACCATGAGTATCTTTAACCACGAGAAAGAAGATTACATTGCTCCAACATCAGAACCAAAGAAACCATCTGGATGGAAAATAATTATCACCACTGCTGGTGCATTATTTGCTATCTCACACTTGGGTCTTCTAGGTTATCTGATTGACAGGAAGGCGGAACCTCCATCAGTTCCTACAATTAATCTTCCTCGTGGTCCTTATTCGTCTTATAAAATCAAGGCGGGTAAAGATGGATATGAAATTGAGTATAGAGCAAACGATCCTAAGGTATTAGAATCAGAAAGATCTCTCGATCTTGATAAAGATAAGAGAGGATTCTTTGGTGGTGGCAGCGAGAAACGCACAGAATACCGTCGCGACCAATTCACCATGGATGGCACCCGTAATATGGGAGGTGCAATAGGTGAAGAGGGAAAGTTGACTGCAAAAGACGCGGAGTGTTTAGTCGCGGA